GCCAGAACCTTGGCTAATGATGATGTTCTGTGATCCGCTGGTGGCGTTCTCAATCAGCCACAGCTTGCTTACGGTATTTGGGCCAATGGTGATTGTGCAAGCAGAGTCGAGCGTTCCAGTATACTTGAGGAACAGACTCCTACCGGGATCAGTAGAACCATCAGCAATAGTAGTGGTATGAGTATCCGCATTTGTGGTTATTGCCTCTGTGCCGAACGAGAAAGCCTCGGCTATCAACTCCAAATTAGTATTTGTACTCGTGCCCCACGTACCTGATTCGTCACCAGTGGCGATCTCTTTCAATCGTAAATCGTTTACATAAGTTGCCATTTTAAGCTACCTCTTCCCAATCTGGGCTTTGACTGTCATTAATACTCGACCAGCTAGGCGTTTGGCTATCGTCAATACTCGACCAGCTTGAGTCTTGGCCCGGAATAATCTTTCCCCAAACCAACACGCCGCCAACCAAACCGTCAGCAGACACACCTGTAGGAACAACGTCAGCCGCTGCAGCCGCAGTGACAGTTCCGATTTCAGTTGTTCCAGCAACTCCGGTAACACTGATGTTGTTGTCGCAAGATACCGATATGGTGCCAAGCGCAGACGTTCCTTCAACGCCGACAGCAGAAACATTGGCTGCAGCGTCTGTTGTGATCGATCCGACCGCGCCCGTTCCAGAAACGCCTGTGACAATGATTGTTCCCGACGCGTCGACCGTGACTGTACCAACTGCAGACGTACCAACATTGCCTGTGACGGAAGCGTTAGCCGCTGCTGCAACCGTAACAGAACCGATTGTACCTGTCCCGGCAACGCCTGTAACAGATGTATTGGCTGCCGCAGAGGTTGTGACAGACCCGACCGCGCCCGTTCCAGAAACGCCTGTAACGGAGGTACTAGCCGCGCCCGATATTGATACGGAACCAACCGCGCTCGTTCCTGAAACGCCTGTTGGAGTGACGTTCGCACCCGCTGTAACGGTGACTGAGCCAACCGCGCCCGTTCCTGAAACACCTGAGACAGATGTGGTTGCGGCTGCTGCAACCGTAACGGTGCCAACCGCACTCGTTCCTGCAACGCCTGTAACCGACGTACTGGCATCTCCAGATACTGTGACTGAGCCAACTGCTGAAGTGCCTGCGACACCCGTGACAAGGACTGGAGCCTCTTCGCTCCATGCGCCCTCACCCCAAGTGCCTCTACCCCAGCCAGTAACATTCGCCACACGTTAAATCCTATGCGATGCGAATGATCGCGTTAGATGCGTCAGCGGTTGGAAACTGAATAGTAAAATCGCCTGCTGTGCTGGTCTTATCACCACCAAAGTCGAGCGCACATACCGCTGGATCACCAGAAGCACTGTCATTAAATATGAGTGCCCCTCTCGCAGTCACCGTTGCATTCGAAAATGTCAGGTCAGCAAAGTCTGTCAGTGCTGTAGTGCCCGACGTACTAGGATCAACTCGCGTAAGAGAAGCACCTTTGGCAGTATAATTAGTGCCCGATACTTCGTTCGAAGTCGTGTAAGCAGTTGTGCCCGCACCCAAGCTTGCAGAGCTTGTGTATAACGCAAGGTTAAACGTGCTCCCGCCGCTGTTTTTAAAGTTGTGAACGGCTTCTAAAATCTCTTGTTTGAAGCTCGTGCATAGTGCTGTCGTGATAGCCATTATAGCCTCCTGATTATATTAGCCATTTCACTCTGGCCTTGTTTTTCTAATTCGCCAATTAGCGTCGTTCGATCGCTTTTTATGGCCTCCTTAATATAGTACAAAGCCGTGGCTTTGACCGCTTCTTTGAACGCCTCTGCTTGTTCTGCTATCGCTGGGTGACAATTACCACCAACGCTAACAACCCTGTCGGATATAGCTTGGGCCCAAAATTCGGGGTCGTGACCCTTATTTACAGTTGTAGCAACAGAAATTTGTCCCAGCCCTGATTCAGAAACAGCAGCAAACATGTCTATCTACCTTTTGAAATGTCATAGCGGTACTCGTCTCGGGCACCATAATCTTCCCCAAGAGCTTTCAAAGCCGCTACCGCTTGAGCAAACCGCTGATCGTAAGCCGCCGCTTCTTCGGGGACCTTTAGAAAAGTAGCAGCCTCCACCAAAGAACCGTACAACATGGCGTCCGGAGCGTTAGTGGAAAGCCAAGTAGTCCCGCTTTCTGCGCCCGCCGTTAAAGAATCCGGTCGATACTTGTAGTGTAGTTCGAAAGTCAACGTCGAGCTTGGGGTGGGAGCTAAGATAAACGTCGTATCATCGAACAAAGCGTAATACTTTGGGGTGCCCGTAGTTGCCGGGTTAGGAGTATACGACCTTATAAAAGACACCTGCTTAAACAGTAAATACTCGTACTCGCTACTGGATATCACAGCCAAGCTGTACGGACTCAAAAAGTCCGTGGGTGTTGACAAATAAGTGTTACCTGACGCCGCCGTGCCCGTGACGTTCTTGCGGAAAAAAGGCAACTCTATGTTTTTGAGTATGCGTTCTTCGGCTTCTTTTATGAACACCGGCAAATTGTTCACAAACGTGGTTTCTGCGCTTTCAGAGTAGTCTTGTATGGCCGTTTTCAACGTAGCTAATGTAAAGCTCATGGCGTAGATACCTCGACGTTACCGACTTGCCCTGAAGCTTTAACAGGAGTAAATCGTTTTTCAGTCAATAAAGGAACACCAACGGTGATGACTAAAGGTTCTACCCTGTCCGGGCGAGCGTTCCTGATGGCTTGCGGGTCGCTCACGCTTGGTGGTGGGAACAATTGCGGTTGTTTGGGCTCGTACTCGTCGGGACCAACCAAAGAACCGTTCCACTCTTTTTTCATACGGTGTAGCTTGTATCGAAAACCAGAGCGATCGGAAATACCGTATGCGTTTTTACCGTTGGCGAAACCAGACATCGTTAAGTCCTATAGTAATCGTACGACGGGCTGATTCGTAAAGAAGCTCGATCTCGGTCTTCGTCCATGGCGCGTTGCATTTCTTCTTCATACACCTGCTTCAATACGCCCATCATTTGCGGATTACGCTTCATAGCTAGGTAATACGCTAAACCAGCGGTTAAACAAGGGTAAAAACGAAAAGGAACGTCAACGGTGTTGGTGTTGGTGTCTGCGTCGTCGATACGTGTCAATCGGTTAAACTTAACAACATCGGTGTTGTTTTCCGGTGCGGGCCATACCTTCAGGATCGGCGTAATTTGTCGATCTAAGAAAAACTCGTTTACCCTTCCGGTTTGAGCCTTGTTCGGAATGTTAAGATAACTAGATCGACTTACTCGTTCTATTTGGAAATCGGTACTGTCCCTTGTGACCACCGCCGATAGAATGTCGATGGTGCTACGCACGTCACCAAAATCAACCGCCGCACTGACCGTCGTCGTAGCCGCACTGGTGCCCCCGGTAATCGTTTCAGAAGCCGAAAAAGTACCGCTAGGAATGGTGATCGCCAAAGTGGTAGAACTGGGCTTACTAGTTATAGATGCAGTGGCGGCGCTAGTGCCTCCGGTGATTGTTTCTGCTATAGAAAAAGAACCGGAATCTCCGACAGTCATCGTCAAAGTCCCGCCGGGGTACTCGGTTATGCCGGTAGCTAAAGGTATTGTAGTTTGTTCGATCGTCCATTGATTTAGACCACGGTTCGCCCAATCGGCAAACAACAAGTTCAGCGACCTGCGAGCAGTTTTTAAATCGTAGCCCGTGCGAACCTCTAGCCCACAGCGTTCAAACGCCTCTTCGACATATTCGGCAACGTCCAGTTCAAAATCTTTGCTACTACTTGTTGTCATTGTATAAGTTGTCAAAAATTTGGTTTACATCAAGCGTGTAATCTAAATCGGATTTAGAGTAATGTATATGCGCAGATGGCTTAAAGTCTGGCCCACCTTCTCCTGTTTCGAACCATGCCGGATGAGTAACACGCACTCTATTGTTCGGCAGCGCTACTATATTTCCGGTCCAATTACCTGCGTCTAGCAACTGCAAAACGTGACTTTGCTTGTGCTGTGCGGGGTCGTCGGCAATTTCACTTTCTGCGTAATCCACCGTAAACAAATACTTTGCTGGATACATTTCACCATCGATTTTCGCCAACCAAGGACACGGTGTAGCCCTATCTAAAACGTAAACCGCGTGATGGTGCGAGCTACAATCCCAAGGCTGTGCGGCCCACACAGGCATCGCATCGGGCCATTCTTCCAGCGGAACGTCCCCTATCAAAGCGGTAATTGGCATCCGAGCCCACATTGCACCACCATGTACGGTGTCTTCTTCCTCGCCTTCAGCCTCTATGCCGGTAAAAATTACTTGAAAACTCAAGCACCTACACGGCATTGTAGTAACACCTATTACCATTGCATGAAGAAATTCACCGTGGTATTTCTCATGGTTGTGCGTGTATTCACGCCGCACCCAACACTTAAAATGCGGGATGTTAGATTGTAGATAAGCCATATTGAATTAAATGTTTACCTACCACCCGGTAATTTAGGTCGCCGAGGCTGGTTGGGGTTTTTACTTCGTCGGCGTGCCGCCGCGTCCAAAGTAGGTGTTGTAGTTGGGTTTTTACTTCGTCGGCGCGCCGCCGCGTCTAAAGTAGGTGTTGTAGTTGGTTTTTTACTTCGTCGGCGTGCCGCCGCGTCTAAAGTAGGTAATTGAGCGGGTTCTCCCCTACTTACACGACCACCCATTCGATAACCTTTAGTAGCCATCTTGCCGCCGTTTTTCATGCCTTTTGGCTTGACGCCGCCGCCG